CAAACACCAATCTCAAGGACGCCAATGCCTCGCCAAGGGCTTGGATTGGGGCTACAAGGCTTCGTTATCCTGAGCCTGTGGTATCACCAGTGAAATGCAATCAAGGGGCATAGAAGGCCGCAATCCAAGATTGTAGAAATGCCGGTAGGCATCGAGCACTTCAAGAAAGCCAGCCGACATATCACCACGGCCAGCGGTCAGCAAGATTGTTCTCTCCGCATCGCCAAGCTGGCGCTGGAAGTACTTAACGGTTGGACTAGCCTTACCTGCCATCACCATCTTCCAAAAAGTAAGCAATCAAAAAAGTAAAAAACCAAAAAGTTATCCACAGGCCAAGCCCCAAAAAACTCAGCAACCCTAAAACCCCTGCAACGCCTTGACCCTATGACCCCAACCCTTAGGGTTGGGGGTCAGGGAGGGTCAACTTTGGCGCTGTTTTGCCCGTTTTTGACCCTGACCCTAGACTTGACCCTAGGGTCATTTAGGGTCAACATTTTAAAAGTTATCCACAGCTTATGCACAGGGTGATTTAACCTAAAAATCCCATAAATACTTCAAACTGGTGCATTCTTACGCATCAACATGCTACTAGCTTGGGTTTCGTCGATCATAGTCCAGCCATGTTCGCTGGCCTCAATCAGCCCAGACTGAAGCAAAGCGCCGATCAGCTTGTCATTGTAGGACGGGTTAATCATGTTTCTGACGGTGCGCTCGGCGTTCCCATCTGCTGCCAGCTTATCTTTGAGGGCAGACCTGGACAGATAGGGCAGCTCGTTGACCACCTCAGCACCGCTAGCCCACCAAGCGTTCTCCCACATTTTGCGGTGGGCATCTATCTTAGAGTCCTTTTTAGATGGTGCGGCTGGGGCGCTGACTTGGATGGGGACGGCGCTGGTGACTGGCTGATTGTCCTCGTCATACCACCTTGGGATGGTGATTTGTTGCAAATCCATGAAGATGGGGCTGGCGATCTCGGCGTCTTTAGACTTGCGCTGAACCAGTTGCAGGGGCTGGTTTGGGCCGGACGGGATGACGCTGATCTCTATATCCAATGCGCCTCGCCACGCTGATGAGCCTCGGGCGCGGTGCTGGGCTTCTTCGGATACGCCAGTATGGTGTACTAGGATGACTGAGCAATTAAACTCCAGCATGAGGTTGGAACAAGCATCCAGCATGGTCTTGGCGTCTTGGGCGCTGTTCTCGTCACCGGCTAAGAATCGGTGTAGGGTATCTACTACTATGACTTTAGGCGGGTCGGGGAGCATACGGACATGCTCGATTACTTTGAGGTAGCCAACGGGGGTGTTCAGGTCGCAGCCGTGTTTGGATAGCCACATGCTGAGTTTTCCAGCGCTGTGGTGGTGTTTCCAAGCGGCTATTCGGCCTCGCAGACCGTGGTGGCCTTCACCGGCTAGGTAGACAACATTGCCGGATTTGACCTTGTTTCCGCACCATTCGGGGGTGGCGCTGGCGATTCGCAAGCACCAGTCCAGCACCACAAAAGTCTTGCCGCCACCTGATGGGCCGTGAACCATGACGAGGGCTTGCTCTTGCACCCAACGCTTGACCAGCCATGAGATGGGGCTGGGTTGGGAGGAAAATTCGTCGGCGGGGACGAGCCAGTCGGTAACTGATGGCACTAAAAGGCTAGCCAGATCATGCCCAGCTTGGACATAATCATTGGCATCACCGAGAATCGGAGGCATAACCATGCGAGCGCCGTATTTGGCACTGGCTTGCTCGGCATAGCGCTGGCCTACGCCAGAGGCGTCGTTATCGGCCACAACCACGATTTCCTGAGTTGGGCCGTGCTTTTCTCGCAATGAGCCGGTCACTGGCACTAGGTTGCTAGCGCTGTAGGCTACAACCACGGGGCGATTGGTGGTTTCATAGATGGTGGCAGCAGTGGCAAAGCCTTCGGCGACATAAAGCGTGCCAGGCTCATCTAGTGAGCCTATCTGCCAGAACTTGCCGCCGGTTTGACCGCCGGAGTGGTACAGCTTGCCGCCTTCGTGGTCGATGTACTGGAGGCTAGACAATGAGCCGTCTGCATCGTACAGAGGGACAACCAAGCGGCCATCGCCTGTAGCCCTAGCGCCATGAACGCCGATGCCCTTTTTGGCTAGGTAGGGGTGATCTGCAAGCGCTGCCTGTGCGCCTGTCCAGATTTTCTCAACTGTCTCACTGGCGACTTGATGTTGGCGCTCGATGGCGGCGTCCCGCAAGGCTTTGGCCTCTGCCAAGCGCATGGCATGTGACATTTCCTCGGTTTGGCTTAGTTTTCGGCCTATATCCGCACGCCATGTAACTTCCATGCCAGCACGCCAGCACCCAAAGCGGCCAGCAGGTATGCCATCGCCAAACACCAAATACCAGCCTGGCTTGTCGCCGTGACCTGGCGATCCCTTTGTGCCAGAGCGAAACCGATGAATCTTGCCGTCCATTTCAATGTGATCTGGTGGTTCAAGCCCCGCAGCACGCATGGCGTCTATGAGTTGCGCCTCGGGGGGAGCGACTAGTTTCTCGGGGGGTGGTGACCACGGGCCATTTAACACCGATGTAAGGTCAGCCATGAGTCACCGCCTGTTTTGTCAAGTAATCACTCAAAGCCTTGACAGTCTCATACAGGGGCTTGGACTCCTCTTGCATAAAGCGGTAGACCGTAGCCGGATGTACGCCAGCGTTCTCAGCGACCCTCTTTAAGTTGGCGTCTTCCAGCCGTTGCTTAATCTGCTCAATAGTCATCATAATTTGCACCTGTGTAAATATTTTTGCGAGAACGCTTGCATCATAGCCTGATTTATGTTTATGATGCAAGCGCACCCAGAACAGATTTCCTGAAGTGGGTGAAATTAAGGAGAGCCAAGATGGCTATCAATCTGAAGTCAACAGGTGGTCTAACCGCCAATGGAGTGAAGTTGTTGGTGTATGGGGCAGCAGGGTCAGGCAAGACCACGCTGGTCAAGACGCTGCCCAATGTGATCGTGCTGAGTGCCGAGGGCGGCTTGCTGTCTATCCAAGACGCTGATCTGCCTTACATCGAGATCGCTAGCATGGACGATTTGCGCGAGGCGTTTACATGGTGCAAGGAAAGCAAAGAGGCATCAGGCTATCAGTCTGTGGCGCTGGACTCAATTAGCGAGGTGGCCGAGGTGGTGCTGGCCTTTGAGATGAAGAAGTCTAAAGATGGCCGCGCAGCCTACGGTGAGATGAACACCACCATGCAAGAGTTAATCCGCGCCTTTCGTGACTTGCCAGGCAAGCACGTCTACATGAGCGCCAAGCTGGAGAAAAGCACGGACGAGATGGGCAAGATGCTCTACAACCCTGGCATGCCAGGCAAGAGCCTGACCCAAGGCTTGCCTTATTTTTTCGATGAGGTGCTGGCATTGCGAGTTGAGCGCGATGCAGAGGGCGTAACGCAACGCGCACTGATGTGCGATTCGGATGGCCTCTGGTTGGCAAAGGACAGGTCTGGAAAGCTGGAGGCTTGGGAAGCGCCTGATCTGGGGGCAATCATTGCCAAGATTGGGGGTAAGGCATGAGCGACCTAGAAACCCTAAGCGCAGACTGGTTGCGCTACAAGACTCTTGAGGAGCGCACGGTAGTTGAGCGCCGCAAGATTGAAGACCAGATTGTCAAAGCCCTGCGCTTGCCTGAAGCCTTTGAGTCTACGGAGACAGCAGAGCCAGATGGCTATGTTGTCAAAATCTCTGGCCGCATTGACCGCAAGGTCGATTCAGAGAAGTTGCAGATGTTGGCTACCGAGTCAGGACTCACTGAGCATCTGGCTACCTTGTTCCGCTGGAAGCCAGAGTTAAACCTGACCCTCTGGAAATCAGCAGACGAGTCCATCACTAAGCCGCTTGCGGCTGCAATTACGGCCAAGCCTGGCCGACCCTCATTCAAAATCACCATTAAGGAATAATCATCATGGCTTTTCTCACTGAAACTTTCGATGTCAACGAGTTGCCGCAAGGCAAGGCTGGCAACTTTGAACCCTTACCAGCTGGCTGGTACACATCAACCATCACCCAAGGCGAGGTCAAAAAAACCAAAGCTGGTAATGGCGAATACATTAAGCTGCGCTTTGACATCACTGGCCCTACGCACCAAGGTCGTGTCGTGTTTGGCAATCTCAACATCAAGAACGCCAACCCAAAGGCCGAGGAGATCGGACGCCAGCAGTTGGGCGAGATCATGCGTGCGATTGGCTTGGCGAAGGTTGCTGACACTGATCAACTGATCGGCGGTCAGATCAGCATTAAGTTGACTGTCAAAGATGACGCGCAATATGGTGCAAGCAACGAAATCAAGGCATTCAATTCCTTAACTGGTAGCGTAGCGCCAACTGCTACAGCAGCACCAGCCTCTGCACCAGCCGCTGCCAAGGCTGCACCACCTTGGGCTAAGAAGTAAGCAAAAAAATGCCCCGACTGTTAAAGGTCGGGGCAAATGTCAATCAAGGAGAGAACCAATGAAGATTCCCGAGTCAGATAATACCATTGCCGCTTTAGTTGACAAGCACCACGAGTCAAAGTCAGAAAAGCCAAGGCCGCACCTTGGGGCTAGCACGCTAGGCCATGTCTGTGACCGCTGGCTGTGGTTGTCGTTCCGGTGGGCGGTGCAGCCTGAGTTTCCAGGTCGGATTCTGCGCTTGTTCCGCAGGGGCCAGAATGAGGAAGCCACCATCATCAGTGACTTGCGTGCCATTGGGTTGGATGTCCGCAAGGTATCTGCACAGCACCGAGTTGACTTTGGAAGCCATGTCTCTGGCAGCTTGGACGCCATCATTGACAAGGGCGTTCCTGAAGCACCGAAGGCCAAGCATGTGGCCGAGTTCAAGACGCACTCTAAGAAGTCTTTTGATGCGCTGGTCAAGGACGGCGTGGAGAAGGCCAAGCCCGAGCATTTCACCCAGATGCAAGTCTATATGCAAGGCACTGGCATTGACCGTGCGCTGTATGTCGCCATCTGCAAAGACGATGACCGCATCCACACCGAGCGCGTGAAGTTTGACAAGGAGGTTTCAGAAAAAGCGGTGCGCCGAGGTCACTACATTGCACTGGCCGAGCGTATGCCAGAGCCGATCAGCACTGACCCATCTTGGTATCAGTGCAAGTTCTGCGATGCGTACAAGTTCTGCCACGAAACGAAGATCACCAAGCATGTGAACTGCCGCACCTGTGCCAACGCCACGCCAATGCCTGACAGCACTTGGCACTGTGCTAAGTGGAACGATGTGATTCCCGTGGACTCACAGCACAAGGGTTGCGAGTCGCATGTTCTACACCCAGACCTTGTGCCTTGGCAACGCAAGGACGGGCCTGACGAATTTACTGCTGTCTATGAGATCAATGGCGTCAACATGGCAAACGGTGACCCTGAGCAAGAGGGCGTCTGGGGTAGCACGGAACTGCTGGCTAATGCTGAGGCTTGTGCTGGTGGTGATCCTTTGATTGCTGAGATGCGTAAGACTTGGGATGCGAGGGTGGTGGGATGAATAAGATCGAATTTGGCGACTGCCGCGAAACCATGCGCCAGTGGGCTGCTGATGGCATCAAGGCGCAGACATGCGTGACTAGCCCACCCTACTACGGGTTGCGCGACTACGGACATGAGGGGCAGATCGGGCTGGAAGAAACGCCAGATGAATACATCAAGGCAATGGTCGAAGTGTTTCGCTGTGTGTGGGATGTGCTGGAGGATGACGGGACGCTGTGGCTGAACATTGGGGACAGCTACTACAACTACCGGCCAGGCAAGGGGCAGGCACTGGTAAAGCAGACTGTTGCAAACAGCGACCAAGATTTACCACAGACATGCGCGAGGCGCGGCAACAAGCTGGACGGCCTAAAGGAAAAAGACCTGATCGGCATCCCGTGGATGCTTGCATTTGCCCTGCGTGCCGATGGCTGGTATCTGCGCCAAGACATCATCTGGCACAAGCCAAACCCCATGCCTGAGTCGGTGCAAGACCGATGCACCAAGGCGCATGAGTACATCTTCCTGATGAGCAAGTCGCAGAAGTATTACTACGATGCCGATGCAATCAAAGAGCAGTCAACATCCAAAAGCGAAGGCATTAGATTCGGCGGCAACAAGTACGGGGATGATGATGATCCTAAATTTGCCACAAAATCTGGAAACGTAAGCAAAGAATACGACAAAGCGAACAAGCGGAGCGTCTGGACAGTAACCACCAAGCCTTACGCTGGCGCTCACTTTGCCGTCTTTCCTTCAGACTTGATTGAACCTTGCATACTTGCTGGCGCACCAGTAGGCGGAATTGTTCTTGACCCTTTTATGGGCAGCGGCACAACTGCACAGGTAGCGCAGAACCTTGGGCGGCAGTACATTGGATGTGAATTGAATCCAGACTATTGCCAACTGCAAAACATTCGGACTGCACAACAATCGTTTGGATTTGAAGCATGACAACCTTGCGTGACTACCAACAACGCACCATCGACCAGTTGTACGCCTGGTTTGAGGCAGGCAACCAGGGCAACCCCTGCCTAGTCCTGCCCACCGGCTCTGGCAAGTCTCACATTGTGGCTGCGCTGTGCAAAGATGCTATCCAGAACTGGCCAGAGACTCGGGTGCTGATGCTGACCCATGTCAAGGAGCTGATTGAGCAGAATGCCGAGAAGATGCGCCAGCACTGGCCAGGGGCACCGATGGGAATCTACAGCGCTGGCATTGGCCGGCGTGATCTGGGTGAGCCGATCACGTTTGCTGGCATCCAGTCTGTCAGGCACAAGGCCAAGGAAATAGGCTACGTTGATTTGGTCATCATTGACGAATGCCACCTGGTCAACCACAAAGACGAAGGTGGCTATCGGACACTGCTATCAAACATCTATCGTACAAATCCAAATGTCCGAGTGATAGGGTTGACTGCCACGCCTTACCGCTTGGGCCACGGGCTTATCACCGACAAGCCTGCGCTATTTGATGCCTTGATCGAGCCTGTCAGCATCGAGGAGCTGATCTTCAAGGGCTACCTGGCCACGCTGAAATCAAAAGTGACCAAGGCCAAACTGGATGTAACTGGCG